TCTTCTGGATTGTACGAAAGAAGAATGGTAGATGTTTACAATGATGATGATAATATAGAAGCATGGATGTATACAATAGGCTCTGCACTGATGCAGGGGTCTGGAGTATTTGAAATGGTTCCTAAAAAAGATTGGATGTCAGAGGAATGCCTAAAGCTCCGAATGTAAATAAAAACAACGTATCTGAAAAAGAACGTGTGCTAGAGCTAGCCAAGAGAGATATAATATCTTTTGGTCAGTTATTTTTACCAGAAGACTTTATGAAGTCTACACCTGCGGCATATCACTACGAACTAAATGACCTTTTACTTGACGATACGAAAAAAAGAAATTGTATCATACTTCCCAGAGGTCACAGCAAATCAACGCTTGCAAAGACAGCATTGCTGTATCATTTGTATTTTAACCCAGAAGGAAAGAAAGAATTTATAGCTTGGGTAGCAGAGGAGCAGTCTCAGGCAATAGACCACATAAAATACATACAAAACCATATAGAAAACAACCCTGCATTAAATTATTACTTTGGTGATATTCGTGGCACAAAGTGGACAGAAAAAGAGTTTACCACAAGCAAAGGCGATAGAATTATAGCAAAGGGTACATCTCAAAGACTTCGTGGTAGGTCACAGCTTGGATTGCGATATACTAAAATTATTCTTGATGACTTTGAGTCTGAGCTAAATACAAAAACTCCAGACAGGAGAAGAGAAATAAAAGAGTGGGTTATGTCAACTGTAGAGCCTGCATTGGAAAACTCTGCAGAAAACGAAGGTTCTATATGGTTAATAGGAACTATTGTTCATTATGACTCTTTCTTGCAAAGTATATACGATGGATACCTAGAGGCTGTAAGAGAAAAAAGAAAGTACGCTTGGGATGTTATGTATCACAAGGCTATAGATGCAGATGGAAATGTTTTGTGGAGCAGTTACTTTAGTAAAGAAAAACTAGATGATATAAGAAAAAGATTTGAAGATGTTGGTCTAACTCATAAATTTGCACAGGAATACCTAAACGAGGCAAGAGACTTAGAAAATGCAAAGTTTAAAACAGATAGGCTTCAATACTATGACCACGAGTTTGAAAGTAAAGATGGTTATGGATACATAGTCAACTCAAAAGACGCTATACCAGTAAATGTATACATTGGTGTTGACCTAGCATATGAAGCTAATGAGTCTAGCGATTTTCAAGTCATAATGATTATAGGTATAGATAGCAATAGGAATATATATGTTTTAGATTACATGAGAGAGCATGTGCCCCTTTATGATATGCCAGAACAGATACTTGAGTATGCAAGAGAATATGCTCCTGTAAAACGTGTAAACGTTGAACACGTTGGTGCTCAGGGAATAATTAAGGATGCTGTCAATAAGATGTCTGGCAATGAAAGAAAGGTTGCACCGGGCATAGCACTAGGAGTAAGACCTCCATCTGGTATAAAAAAAGAAGATAGGCTAGAATCTTTACTAGCACCTCTTGTAAACAGGGGCAAGATGCATATAAAGAGAAGTCATACACATTTAGTTGATGAAATGTTTCAGTTTCCAAAAGGTAAGAACGATGACACACTTGATGGTCTTTGGTATGCTGTAAATAATGCAAGACCTCCTGTTAGTAAAAGATTTGATGCTATTGACTTTATTGAAAACAGAGCAATAAAACCTGTAAAAGATGGTACAAAAAGAGTTATTTCATGGGTAACTGGACAGAAAATTTAAAAAGTACTTGCTTTATATGTATTAATTTACTATATTTTACACCAAAAAGGTAGGTGTACGTATTTCTAGTATTAGAGAGTTAGAAAGTAACGAGCTAAAACACTCTGAAGTTAATAGACAACTTTGGAGAATGTGGAGAGATGCTAGGTCAGAGTGGGATGTAGAGGCAAGAGACTCTATTGACTTCTTTCTTGGCAACCATTACTCACAAGAAGAATCAGATGCTCTAAGAGCTGTAGGTCAAGGAGACTTTGTAATAGACCGTGTATATGCGGCTATAGAAAAGTTAAAGTCTTTACTTACATCTAGGTCTCCAAAATATAGTGCTGTTGGAAGAGAAGATTCTGATAGTAGAATATCAAATGTTTGGAGAACTATTCTTGAGTATATGTGGGATATATCAGATGGTGATACTCAGTTTAAGCAGGCAGTGCATGACTATGCTACTGCTGGAATGGGATATTTCTATGCGTATATAGACCCAGAGGCTGACTATGGAAGAGGTGAGGTTAAGTACACATACGTAGACCCATTTCGTGTTTATATAGACCCTGCATCAAGACACAGGTATGCAGATGACGCATCTGGAATAATACTATCCACAATACTTACCGAAGACCAAATGATAAATATGTATCCTCAAATAGAGCCATACATAGGTGAGATAGAAAGTTATTACGATGAAGAGGATTATCCTAGCTCTGCAAGAAAAAACTCTTCACAGTCATTTACGCCAGATACAACTTATGAGTCTGAATATAATAGAGTAAATAAGTATAGAGTTCTGGAAAGATTTTCAAAGGTAAAAGTTCCATTTTATAGAATATTTAACAAGCAAGACGGCTCAGAAGTTGTTCTTGACATTAATAAATATGAAGATTTTATAGCATCTGAGGAAGCTAAATTATTAATACAAGCTGAAATGATACAGATAGTTGAAGTTACTCAGACAAGAATTAAAGTCTCTGCAACAGCAGGAGAACTGCTATTGTACGAGCAAATTTTAAATACAGACATATATCCGATAATACCAGTTCCTAATATATGGACAGGAACACCTTATCCAAAGTCTGATATATCAAAAGTCAAGGATTCTCAAAGGCTTTTGAACAAGTTATTCTCTCTCACTCTCTCTCACGCACAAGCCTCAGCCGGATTAAAATTGATGGTTCCAGAGGGAAGTGTGGATGATTTGGGGCAGTTAGAGCAGGATTGGGCAAGACCTAATGCTGTGATACCATATAATCCTGAGTTCGGTGCACCTCATTTCCCTGCCCCACAATCATTGTCTGGAGAGTTTTATAGCTTAATGGGAAGAATAGAGCACTATATAGATTTAAGTTTCGGTATCCCAGAGCTCATGCAGGGTTTTAGAGAAGGAGCCCCTGAAACAGTTAGGGGAACTGCTATGCTTGCTGAAATGGGCGAGACACGTGGTAAATCAAAGTTAAGAGATATCGAAGGAAGTTTGACAAGGCTAGGTAAAAATTTATATAACCTAGCCAAGGGTCATTACACTTACGCCAAGACATTTAGAATCATACAACCAAATAACGATATTACTCAGTTTACGGTAAATATGTATGATGATAGAAGTCAAGAAGCTAATGCCATACAAAACGACATCACGGTTGGGCATTACGACGTGAGGATTATATCCGGTTCTACTTTACCTTCAAATAGGGTAGCTGAATACAATATGTACCTTGAAGCGTATAAGATGAATCTGGTAGACGATGTCGAGGTTTTAAAGAAAACTGAAATCTTCGACAAACAAGGTGTCTTACAGAGAAAGGGTCAGATGGCACAGTTGCAATCATATATCAAACAATTAGAAGCTCAAGTTAAGAAACTTAGTGGAGACCTTCAGACAGCAGAGCGTGAAACTCTGAACTCTAGAAAGAGGGCTGAAACTGAGAAGTTCAAATCTAGGCTCAATGAGATTCAAAATGATACTAAGTTTAAAACTAAAGTTCAGGTTGATAATCTAAAAAGAATTGTTGATTCAGAAACCCAAGCTGTAAGCTAATGAAAACAGAAATAGTGGGAACATTTCCCGGTTCTGCTTTTATGGACATCTTTTAAAAGGTGATGCTAAACTAAAAGAAAATCGGAGAATATAATGGAAAACACTATGCACGAAAATACTGCAATAGAAGGTGTGGAAGGTGAAGTTTTGGAACAAGTTGTTGAGCCTGAGCAGGTTGGCGGTCAACCAGCCGAACCTAATGGTGAGGTAGTTGATGAGGCTAAAAAGTTTCAATCAATGTATGATAAGAAGTCTGCTGAGTACGAAAAACTTAATAACGAAATTCAAGAGCTTCGCAAATATGAGCAACTTGGAAGGGTTTTAAAAGATAGACCTGACGTAGTTGAGGCAATGAGAAACACTTTGAGTGGTAAACCGGGCAGTAAGGAAGAAGCTCCAAAGGTCACAGAAGATTCTTTTGACCCTTGGGAGGCTTATTACAAACCGGGTTCACCTTCGTATGAGATGAGGGTGCAACAAGAAAAGGCTGTAGCAGAGCAAGCTGTAAAAGAACAGATGGCTGGCTTTCAGCAACAAATGGCGATAAATAACTTAAGACAGGATTTAGCTAGTAAGCACGGAATAACAGACCCTAATATGGCTGATGACTTTATACAGTTTGCTACAACACCAAGAGAAGACCTTCCCTTGGAAATGTTAGTTGACGTATATAGAAAGTATAAAGGCGGTGAGGAAAAAGTTTCTCCAAACTTAGAGGCTGTTCAGAAAACCAAAACAATTCCAACTACGGCTGGAGTAGTTCAAGGTTCTGCACCTGAGCAACCCAATGAGTTAGATACTGTATGGCAAGGAGTTATGAACTCGTCAAGAAATAGTAAAATATAGGAAGGAGTCCTAAATGGCAAATTACAATCAAGGAATTGTGAATGTTGCAGACCCCGGTGCCGCCTTAGCTACAAATGATGGGCACACTAGGAGACTGTTTAACTTCTCAGACCGTGTAGCGGACTTGGCTCCAGAAGAATCACCATTTTTCGTGTATCTCTCAAAGGTAGCTAAAGTTCCCACAGATGACCCACAATTCCGATTTTTAGAAGATAGAACTAAAATTTCTATGACAGATAGAAGTTTTGTGCTTGACGGTGCTCACAGTATACCTGCGGCTGGTTCTAGTATTACTTACACAGTCGAGGAATCGGCTGGCAGTGAAACATCAGTAGACTTTTTAATTAAAGGAATGGTTTTTGCTGTTGGTTATACGGAAACACATCCAGAAACAATCATAGTTAGAATAGAATCAGCACCTGTAGACAATGGTGCTGACACCAGTTTTGTTGGTAAAACTATTTCATCTATAGATGGTGCTGAGGGTTCGGTAGCAGATGAAACAGTATGTCAAGTAATTGGTAGTTCTTATGTAGAAGGTTCTGGAGCACCAGATGTTTTCTCGGAAGAGTTATCAAGCGATTCTGGTTTAACTCAGATTTTTAAAACAGCTTGCGAAATGTCTAATACAGCAAGAGCAACTCGTTATCGTGGATACGCAGATGAGTTCCAAAGAATTTGGAATCTAAAACTACGTGAGCACAAAGTAGATATTGAGCGTGCTATGCTTTTTGGACAGCAAGCATCAGTTGGTGGTATACAGTACACCGAAGGTATTGCTGGTCACATAATTAAAAATGGAACAGCAGTTTCCGGAACAAATAACTTGTCTTATTCTTCTGGAGTACCTTATTTTAGAACCTCATCAGCCGCAAATCTAACATATGACAGATTGCTGTCTGATTTTGAAGTTGTGTATGACCCAGCAAGAGGTGGTAATAGTGCTAAGTTGGCACTTGCCAGTTTGCCGGTAATTACTTTCTTTAATAAGCTTGGTGCAGATGCATTCTTAAATAGGTCTCTAGTTGACGGAACAAGCACTGGTGTTAATGATGTATCTAATCTTAGGTATAATATGCAAAAGGCTGTTGGTTCATTTGGTCACCAGATACTGCAAATTGAAACAATTCATGGAAGCATGAACTTAGTTAAAGAACCTCTTTTCAGAGGTATGGCTTCTGGTTTCTTATGCATGGTTGACTTGGATAACGTAGCTTATAGACCGTTAGTTGGCAACGGTGTTAATCGTGACACTCAAATCATGACTAATGTTCAGTCTGCTGACGAAGACCTTCGTAAGGATATGATTTTAACTGAGGCTGGATTGGAGGTATCACTTCCTGAAAGTCACTACTTAATTCATTTACAAGGAGTTTAATAATGGCTAGAGCAAGTTATTTAGAACAAAATAGTGGCAGTAGTAAATTTAAGCTTAAGGTTGAAAATGTAACTGCGGCTAGAACATTAACAGCTAATGATTCTGGTAAAATTTTTACATTAGACCAAGACGCTTCATTTAACATTACTCTACCAACTGCGGCTAATGCCGGAGCTGGTTGGCATGCAAAATTCATTCTTACCGATGCTGGCAGTGGAACAGTTAAAGTTATTCCAGATTCATCTGAAGATACTTTAATTGGTATGATTGC